CTGCCTGGGGCCCTGGTGTTTATACTCCTAATATTTGGAAGTCATACGGACGATCGTGGAGCTCCGTATGACTTCCTGTTATATGCGAGCCGTGGTTACGCAGGTTCGACTCCTGCAGCTCGCGCGATATCGGCTACCCGTCAGCCTATGAGGACGGGGCGGCAGGTCACGGCAACGACCTAAAAAGCCTAACCGCAAAGAAAGGAAACAGTATGAAAAAGGACGAACTCACCGCTCTGGGCCTGACAGACGAGCAGGCCGACAAAGTGCTTGCCATCAATGGTCGCGACATTGAAAAGCACAAGAAGGCAGCCGAAGACGCGAAAGCCGAGACGGCCACTCTGCAGCAGCAGCTCTCCGACCGCGACAAGGACCTCGAGACCCTGAAAGCCGGCGCGGAAGATGCTGAGAAGGTCAAGCAGCAGCTTACCGACCTGCAGACGAAGTACAACGACGAGACCGCCAAGTATCAAAAGCAGATCGCCGACCGCGATTATGCCGACGCCCTCGAGACCGCCTTCAATGACGGCAAGATCGAGTTTACCTCCAAGGGCGCGAAAGCTGCGGCCTGCGCGGACTTCATGGCTACTCGCTGCGAGCTGAAAGACGGCAAGCTCGTTGGCTTTGAGGCGCGTATCGAGGACATGCGGAAGAAAGACCCCGATTCTTTCCGCGCTGAAAAGCCTGACCCCAGCTTCGCGAACCCGACCGGAAACGGTAGCCCGACGACCCTGAGCAGAGCCGCGCAGGCTGCGCGTGCTGCAAGCGCGAGATTCGCTCCTGCTTCTACCACCGCAGAGAACACCAACACTAAATAAGGAGGATTCCATTCATGTCTATTCTGAAAACTGAGATCGGCACCGCGATTCCTAATTTCCTGGATAGCGAAGTCGGTCTCGTCACCAAGACCGCGCAGATTCCTCAGAGCATGGGCCAGACTGACGGCGATCGCAAGACTGTGTTTGCCGGCACCGTGTTCCCCGCGAATACGAGCGCCGCGACCGGCATCGTGTTCCAGGACGTCGACGTCACCGACGGCGACGCGATCGGCTCTGTCATGGTTGCCGGCCGCGTAATCAGCGACCGCGTGAACGCCGCAAGCGCTGCGCAGACCGCGCTCAAGAACATCGTCTTTGTCGGCGCGAACGCAACCGTACGCGGCTATTCCGTCACCTACGAGAAGGACGGCGGCACGGGTGACGTTCCCGTCGATGCGACCATGTACGCTGACGGCGAGATCGTCGCGCTCTCTAAGAGCTATCCGCTGACGAAGAGCTCCAAGGCTCAGATCGGCTGGGCGCTGAGCTCTGGCGGCGACGCCGTTGATACGGTTACGATCGCGGGCGCGGACGTCAAGGTCTACCCCGTCTTCGAGGCCTAATCTAAGTAAGGAGGATATAACACATGCCTGATATTCTGAGAATGCTGTCCCAGGCTGAACAGCTTGACTTCAGCCAGAACTTCCTGATGCCCCGCGCGAACTACCTGGGTGACGCGATTTTCCCCGACCAGAAGACCCAGAACTTCAAAGCCGAGTACCTGCGTCTTGCCGCTGGCGCTCAGCTTCCCACTATGGCCCTGATTCACGGCCTTGATACTAAGGCGCATATCGCTTCTCGCCCCGCGCTGGAGCGCGTAACGGTCGAAAAGCTCTTCATCAAGGAGAAGATCAACCAGACCGAATCCCTGCGCCAGGCGCTTGAAAACGGCGCGTTCAATGACAGCGCCCTGGTTACCTATGTTTACGACGACTGGGCTCGTCTGGCCGAAGGCGTGCGTTGCCGTTCTGAGGCCGCTAAGATGGAAGTCCTGTCTACTGGCAAGATGACTGTCAAGGAGAACGGCCTGAACTTCTCTGTTGACTTCGGCGTGCCGAACGGTAACACCGGTTTCGACATTGACGTCTCCACGCCTGACAAGAACATTCTCGCGCAGATTGAAGAAATCGTCGAGACCGCTCGTGACAAGGGCTTCACCGTTTCCGGTATGGTCCTGTCTGGTTCTGTGCTCTCTAAGATGCTGACCAACGAGGGGATCTCCAAGGCCATTTATGGCGGCGCAGGCGCCGGCGCTATGGTCTCCCGTACGCAGCTCGTCGGCCTGTTCAACGAGCTCTTCGGCATTACCGAGATTCGTACGAACGACCTGCGCTACAACGTCGAGGGCAAAGACGGCAAGCTGACGACCCAGCGCTTCTGGGGCAAGAGCAAGGTCTCCTTCCTGGCTTCCTACAACGGCCTGCAGAACTTTGGCGTCGGCCTGTGGGGCGTGACTCCTGAAGAGGAGCAGCTCGGTCCCTGGACCGCGAAGAGCGCCGAGCAGTTCATCACCCTGACCCAGTGGACCGAACCTGACCCCACGGCCGTCTGGTCTAAGGCGTCTGGTCTGTTCGTGCCCGTTCTGCCGAACCCCGCGGGCCTGTTCATCGCCACTGCCAAGCTGCAGTAAGGAAGGCGGTGCGGTAAGTGGTCGTTGTCAGCTACGAGTGGTATAAGACCACTTACGGCGGCGAGCTGGACGAAGATACCTTCAACCGGCTCGCGTCTCAGGCGTTCCTCTTTGCGGACGCCATGACTGAGTATAGGCTCAGCGCTTGCTGGGCCCGTCTGGCGGAGTCCGTACGCGTAGCGGTTATGTCGGCCGTCTGCGCGTACGCTGACCAGGCAAATATCGAGGAGTCCGGCGGTCCTGTTTCGTCTGAGACGAACGACGGCATCTCGCGAACTTATGTGACGGGCAGCGCTTCAAGCGCGGGCGCGTCGAAGAACGCAGGAACGGCGCAGGGCCGATTGAGCAATGCAATTCGGCTCTACCTCGCTCCTACGGGTCTCCTGTTCCGCGGGAGGGGCCGCCGATGAAAGACTTCCTCGCCTGTACCGAGCTTGTGACGCTCGTTCACCACGTCAAGACCGCCGATTCTGACTCGTATGTCTGCTACCCCATTCAAGGTGTCAGTTGGTATGCGAAGACAGAATCGGCGGTCACGACGGACGGCGCAAAAGCGGTCAACGTTTATAAGGTCCGAATCCCCGAGGCTGTTCTTCCGCCTTGCTTGCCTGAAAAACTTGACTACCTGGTCAAGGGGGAAATTTCAGGGGTACTCAAGCCGGCAGACCTCAAAGGCTCGACTTATTTTCAGATCACCGCAGTTGCCGACAACCGACGCGGGACTCTTCCGCATGTGGCGGTGAGCGGTGTATGAGCTTCGGAATCAAGATCAAAAGCGT